CAAAAGCATTTATTTCCACATGGGATACTTCTATTGTATATACCGGTTCTACTGCTAATAATCAAATTCAGTTACCTCTTATTTCAACTGGTATATACAAGTTTACAGTAGACTGGGGAGATGCTACTTCAGATAATATTACTATTTGGAACCAAGCACAAGTAACACATACATATGTTACACCAGGAGTATATACAGTTACTATTACTGGTTTTATTAAAGGTTGGGATTTCTCAGGGTTTGCATTAACAGCTGGAGCTGAAACTGGTGACAGAAGAAAACTTTTAAGTATTACACAATTTGGTTGTCTTGAGTTTGTTACATATACTAATACAACAACTTTGGCAGGTGCATTTTATGGATGTATTAACCTTGATTTATCAAGTGTGCAAGATCAGCCAAACTTTAAAAATTGTACATCTATATATGGATTTTTATGGGGTTGTTTAGCTGTTAATACAGTAGCAAATGTTAATAAATGGGATGTATCTAAAATTACTTTTTTTAGGGCTACTTTTAGAGAATTACCTTTGTTTAATGATAATGTAGGTAATTGGAATATGTCCAAAGCTATTGATCTTGGTAATATGTTTAGAGGTAGTACAACAGTAGCACCTTATGGTACATTTAATAACGGTGGGTCAGACTCAATTAAAAACTGGGATACTAGTAATGTTACTGATATGACTCGAGTATTTTATAGTCAACCTGATTTTAATCAAGAAATTGGTTTATGGGATGTATCTAATGTAACTACTTTTTCTGCTTTCTTAAACACATATACACCAGTGTTACCCGTAACATCAGGTAAATTTACTAATGCTGGATCTGATTCAATTAAGAATTGGAATACAGGTAATGTAACAAATATGAATGCTATTTTCTCTGGACAAGCTTTATTTAATCAACCAATTGATACTTGGGATACTAGTAATGTTACACTTATGAGTTATATGTTACAGTGTCTTAGTTTTAATCAACCATTAAATTCATGGGATACTAAAAAAGTAACTACTATGTCAAGAATGTTACAGATAGCTACTACATTTAATCAACCAATTAATAATTGGGAAATTCCACTTGTAACAGACATGTTTAATTTTATGTATTTTAATAATCCTTTATATTTAATTATTAGTTTTAATAAACAGAATTATTCTGATTTTTTGATTAATCTTGCAGGACAAACTTTACAACCAAATGTATCTCTTAATGTTAATCAATACTATAATTCAGCATCTGTTGCAGCAAGAGCAATATTAACATCAGCACCAAATAATTGGACAATTGTAGATTTAGGATTTCAACCATAAAAAATAAAATATGTGGTATTTAGCAACAAATGAAATAAATGTTTTTCACTATGGTGAAATATCTGATAATGCAATTGTAACAACAGGACAACCTATATTGTTATATTTTGAAACTGAACAAGCACTTATTGATAAGCTTTTAGAATATGGTCATAAATATGTTGCACCAAGTTCAGAACAAAGTTATCCACCAGAACCTGAAGAAAATTAAATAATTTTTAATAATTTGTTTTTATTTATAAATATTTTTATATTTGTAAAAAACTAAACAAATATATTATGTCAGATAAACCTAAATGTGGATGTGGAAAATCTCAAGACCCTGATGGATTTTGTGATGGATCTCATAAAAATAATGAAGCTCAAGTAATTATTAAAGAAACAAAAATTTATTCTTTTGGAGATATTTTAGTAGGATTAAATACTGAAGAATTACCAGAAGGTGTTGAATTAGAAGTAAAACAAAAATTTTCTGAGATTACAGAAATTTTAAAAAGTACTTATACAATGTCAACACAATCCCCAGTTAAAAGTTTATTGTTTGATCATGCAGTTGGAGAAATACTAAATGCTCAAATGTCTGTTGTTAAATTATTAAAACTATAAATATGAATCCATTTAAAACATTAAGAGGAAGAAGAATACTTATTGAAGTTCCTGTAAAAAAAGAATCAGTAATTACATTATCTGAAAAAGATAAAGATGCTTTAATGTATGAAGCAATGAAACAATGGAATAGATTAACTGTATATGCTATAGGTGATAAAGTAGAAGAGATTGCTGTTGGAGATTCAGTATATATTCCTGTTCCACAATTAGAACAAGCAGAAAAAGTTGACATTGATGGTAGTGTAAAGCTAATGTTTAATGAAATGGATATAGCAATAATATGGTAAATATAACAGATGATAATCCGTATTTTTGTGGAAGAACAAGTACTGATAAAATTAACTCTAAAGAATTATCTAAAGAAGATATAGATAAAAGAATTAAAAATACTTTAGATTCTGAACATAATAAAAATTATGACTTTAGAAAAGATATTCCACCTTTTGAATCACGTCCTAAATACTATGGTGGAAAAGATTCAACATATGAAGTTTTTAATGTGCTAGAAGCCTGGAAGTTAGATAAAGATTTTTACTTAGGAAATGTAATAAAATATTTAGCTAGAGCTGGTAAAAAAACTTTTAACAATAAAGAAGATTTAGAAAAAGCATTAGTATATTTACAACGTAGAATTGACACCTTATGAATTATTTAATAATGTTATTAATTTTAAGCATAGCATGTTTGTTATGGATTATAGGAAACTTTTTTAAAAGTCCCATATATAATAAACTTAAAGATGCATATGAAATAGATCATCAAAGTGATATTATTGGTTCATATTTTATTGTTGCATCTCTTCTTTTAATTTTCTTTGCCGGTTCTTTTCTATAATTTTTTTGTTTTTATTGATAAATTTTTGTATATTATGTATATATATATTATTAATACTTAAAAAACAAAAAAATGGATATCTTAAATTTTATTAGTTGGATTAAATCTGGCAATTACCGAGCAACACTACCAACAGATGTACCAAGTCTTTTAGCTGTTGGAGCTAAAGATCCAAGTAGAGATGATGGTTATTTAGCATTAGGTGTTAATGCAGCACCTTTACAATCATTATATAATAAAGGAACTGTTACACAGTTAACTAGTATTACTACTGGAGTTACTTTAAATACACATTGTGGAGTTATTACAACTGTGTCATCTACATTAGGATCTTTGCTTGAGGCAACTTTTACTGTAACTAATAGTGTTGTTAAACCAGACTCAGTTATTCTTGTATCTACTCAATATGTAGGAACAGGTCATGGAGATGCTGGTGTTGGAACAATTGGTACAGGAACATTTACTATTACGGTTGCCAATCCAAGTTTAGTATCATTAAACTCGGTACTTAAAATTCATTATATGATCATTGCATAAAAATGCATAAAATATTTATTTTTTTAAAAAAGTTTTTATTTAAAAACTATTAATACCTAAATGGACAATAATCAACCCAATCAAAATTTTTTTTGTAATGATGGGTTAACTACACCTATTTCATGTGAACCTCAATTTACATGTCCTGATCCTGAACAATGTTCAGAAGTATATGATGCAGATTGTGTTATATATTTTGGAGAAAATATTATTTGCCAAGGAACTACAATAATAACTCAGTATACTTCAGTAGCACAAGGTTTAAATGAAATAGTTAATTGGCTTTGTAATGAAGGAACTATAGGTCCACAAGGAGTACAAGGAGTCCAAGGTATTCAAGGAATTTCAGGTGCATTTGCAGGACAAGGTGTACAAGGAACCACTGGTATACAAGGTAATGTAGGTATTCAAGGAATCCAAGGAATACAAGGCATCCAGGGAATTCAAGGTTTTAATGGTCCACAAGGAATTCAAGGTTTTATTGGAATAGGTGTTCAAGGTTATCAAGGATCTCAAGGTATTCAAGGCCCTCAAGGAGTACAAGGATTTGTTGGAATAGGCATCCAAGGATATCAAGGTATTCAAGGTTTTCAAGGTTTACAAGGATTTACTGGTGGAGTTGGTATTCAAGGAATACAAGGAATTCAAGGTAGTAATGGAGCAAATGGTAGTCAAGGTACAACTGGTTTTCAAGGTATTAATGGTGCACAAGGATCTACTGGAATAGGAGTTCAGGGTACACAAGGTATACAAGGACAAATTGGTATAAATGGTATACAAGGCAGTACAGGTATTCAAGGGAATACTGGAGTTTCTGGTAGTCAAGGTAGTCAAGGTGTTCAAGGTGTAATAGGAACTCAAGGATTTACTGGTATACAGGGAAGTACTGGAACTATTGGTGCTCAAGGTACAACAGGTTCTCAGGGTTCAGTAGGAACACAAGGTGCAACTGGCTCAATTGGTGCTCAAGGTTCTCAGGGAACACAAGGAATTCAAGGTAATGTAGGAAATACTGGTTCTCAAGGTTCAATTGGAATACAAGGTTTTACAGGAAATACTGGAAACCAAGGAACAACAGGAAATACTGGTTCTCAAGGCATTACAGGATCACAAGGATCTAATGGTACAACTGGTACTACAGGCACACAAGGTATACAGGGTTTTGTTGGATCTCAAGGAATACAAGGTACTCAAGGCATACAAGGAACTACTGGATTACAGGGTTTAACAGGACATCAAGGTTCAGTTGGAACAACAGGTTCTCAGGGTTCTATAGGAACTACAGGTAGTCAAGGAGCTGTAGGTAGTCAAGGAACTATTGGGAATACAGGAAGCCAAGGTAGTATAGGTTTTATTGGATCTCAGGGTGCAACTGGTACACAAGGAAGTGTAGGAACCACAGGATCCCAAGGTACAACAGGTACTACGGGAACATCTGGTTCTCAAGGAACTCAGGGTTTACAAGGTATACAGGGTATGCAAGGTATTACAGGTTTTCAAGGAACTATTGGAAATACGGGCTCTCAAGGAAGTACTGGATCTACAGGTAGTCAAGGAACTATTGGTAACACAGGTGCCCAAGGTTCTACTGGAACAAACGGTGCACAAGGTGCTCAAGGTGTTGCAGGAACTTCTAATGCATTTTTTAACTATCAAGCAAAAACTACTATAACAACTGGAAATCCACTATCAGGTCACATTATATGGAACAATGCAACACAAGCATCTGCAACATCTATTAGTGTAAGTGAATTAGATCAAAATGGAGATAACTTAGACTTATTTTTATCAAATGTTGGAATTGGAAGTGTTATAACCTTACAAGATCAGTCTACACATACAAATTATCAAGAATGGACAATTACTAGTGCAACTGATAATACAACATATTGGACTTATGGTGTTACTTTAAATACATCAACGTACTCTTTTCCTAATAACCATCAAATGCTGTTTATTCTTACTGCAGCGCCAACTGGTCCACAAGGAACACAAGGTGCTATAGGAACAACTGGTGCTCAGGGAAATACAGGTTCAACTGGAAGTCAGGGATCTGTTGGTTCTCAAGGCACAACTGGTACAACAGGTTCTAATGGAACTCAAGGGGCGCAAGGTATAACTGGAATACAAGGAATTACTGGTATCCAGGGTTTAACTGGGTTGCAGGGTTTTACAGGAACAGGTACACAAGGAATAACAGGTATTCAAGGGTTAACAGGAGTGCAAGGAATACAAGGGCTTAACGGTCTTTTTGCAGGACAAGGTGTACAAGGAGTGCAAGGAATTACTGGCCCTGGAGTATCATCTATTTATAGATTAACAGCTCAAACATTAACTGCTGCAAGTTGGTCACTTGTAAGTGGCTTTTATACATATACATTTTCTAATGTAAATATAACAGTAAATACAAGAGTAGATTTTACTCCTGATAATGCAAGTATTAATGAGGTTTCAACTTGTAGAATGTTACCAAAAGTTGATGTAACAGCAGGAAGTTGTACATTTTATTCTTTGTTTCCACCACAAACTAACGTAACAGGAGAAGTAACTATATTTTCAACAGTATAACTATGGCATTTTATCTACCAATACAAAATTATTTAAAACCTAAACCAACTCCAGCAGATTGGGTAAGACCTGTTGATTGGATAACTATTACAGATTCAGCAAATGAAGTTCAGTTTTTAGTAGCTGATACTGATTTAGCAACTTTTACAATCAACACTACATTTACTAAAAATAGTGGTACTAATTTATACATTGATTGGGGAGATGGTGTAACTGATACAATATCAACTGCTACATCTGTATTCACAAATCACACTTATGCAATAGGGACAGGAACACCTTGTTCAAGAGGTTATACAACTTTTAAAATAAGAGTTTATGCTGATGCCACAAGTGTTATAACTGTATGTAATCATGTTGCACCACGAGCAGCAAGTGTAAGTGGTTCAGTAGCTTATGTTTTAGGACTATTAGAAGCATATTATGGAAATAATGTTTGTACTGCATTAGCACCTATATTTACATCAATACCTGTTAGTACCATAAGTACTATAACGGGTGTTAGTACATTTCAATATTTAGAATATGTTAAACTACCAACAACAGTTACTTATGGAAGTATGCAAGGTATTTTTCAGAATTGTATTAGGTTGTTTGTGGTAGTTATGCCAACATCAGGTGCTAATTTTACCATTTTTATTTCATGTTTTCTTAATTGTAATAATTTATTAGATATTACTTTTCCAAGCAACGCTACTGGAATAACTAATTTAAATAATACTTTTAATAATTGTAATTCTTTAAGAACTGTATCACTACCTACTACTTTAAACAGTTGTACAACTATGTCAGGTACTTTTAGTAATTGTATTTCATTAAAAAATATTACATTCCCTAGTATAAATTTATGTATTAATATAAACAGCACTTTTTCAGGATGTATTGGTTTATTATGGTTAAAATTTAATGGATTACCAAGTTTTGCATCTACAACTGCAGTAGATGCAAGTAACCTATTTTTAAATTGTACATCTTTAGAAAATGTATTTTTTCCTTCAACTTGTTCAGTAAATGCAAGATATTCACTGTCTAGTACTTTTCAAAATTGCTATAGTTTAAGATCATTAATATTTCCTACTAATTTTAATGCTACAAGTTTATCTTCAACTTTTACAAATTGTTCTGCAATTAGTCAGATTATTTTTCAAAGTGGTTTTTCAGCTTGTACCACCCTTAATGCTACTTTTCAAAACTGCATTAATTTAGACACTTTAACATTACCTTCAACAATGGGTAGTGCTAGTGTTGATATGACTAGTACTTTTAACACTTGTCGCTCACTTAAAACTATAACCATACCAAGTGCATATAATATCAATGGTTTACAAACTGCTTTTAATGCTTGTGATAGCGTTTCAACTATTACACTTCCAAATAACAGTCAAAATAACATATTTAGTATGTCAAATGCTTTTAATAGTTGTTTTAATTTAACTACTATTACAATGCCTACTTCTTTAACGGGTCTTTCTACTTTATTAAGTGCTTTTTTAAATTGTAATAAATTACAAAGCATAACTTTTCCAGCTACAATGAATACTATAACAACAATGTCAAGCTGTTTTAGTAATTGTAATTCACTTACATCTGTTACAATGCCTACATCAATGAGCAGTTGTACTGATTTTTCTGGTATTTTTTTTGGTTGTTATAAATTACCATCAATAACACTACCTGCTACTGTATCTGCAAGTACAACAACTTTTGGTAATGCTTTTTCAACTTGTGCATCATTAAAGACAATAACTTTACCAACTACGCAAACTACATCTTTAACAACTATTCAAAATGCTTTTTTTCAATGCGGATCATTAACTACAATTAATAATTTAAATAAATTAGGTAGTTTAACTGCAACACCACTTGTAACAGCCGATGGAAATACATTTATTAATTTAGTAACCACATTACAGTTTGATTGCCCTTTAAGTAAACTAACAGTAAATGGTCAATCAGCAACTAATTTTAGCCTATTAAATTCATTACGATTATTAAATGTTTCAGCAGGACAATGGACAGGATCATCTCCTCAAATAAATGTATCTTTTACTAATATGAGTACAGCTAATTTAGTACAATTATTTAATGATATGGCAGCTCAAGGAAATGTTGTATCAAAAACAATTAATATAACATCAGCAACAGGAGCAGCAGCCTTAACTGCAGCAAATAGATTAATAGTAACATCAAAAGGATGGACAATAACTGGATAATTATGGAAGACACATCAGGATTTTATAAATTAGAAGATGACAATTGGCAGTATGCACCTAACTTTGTATACGGTCCAAATTATGAATTACTTAGAGAAAATAAAGATTCTTATACATACCCTGTAGAAGGATGGGAATGGTATGATGAATCACCTATAGAAGAATCATTTATAGAAGAAGCAGTTATAGTAGAAGACTTAAATAGTTTATAACATAAAATATTTTTTGTATAGTTTATAACTAAAAAGTATAAATAAATTTATTACATTTGTTGAAAATCAACAACAAATGAATAATTTATGTAAACTTGCCCTAGAAAAAGGGGGATCTGTAAACTACTTAATTTTACCAGCTAATATGACAGAAGGATTAGGATTAACTAATCCGTCTATTCTTTACAAAGGTGGTAGTTATTTATTAAACCTAAGACATGTTCAATACACACTATACCATAGTGAAGGACAACAACAGTTTCAAACTCTATGGGGACCTCTAGCTTATCTTAATCCAGAAGATGATGTTACTCTTAGAACAACTAACTACTTATGTCAGTTAGATGCTAATACTCTTGCAATTGAAAAACATAAACAGGTAGATACAACTAAGTTAGATGTAACACCCGTATGGGAATTTATTGGACTAGAAGATGCTAGATTAACTGATTGGGATAATAACTTATATCTTACTGGTGTACGTAGAGATACTAAAACAGATGGAGAAGGTAGAATGGAACTATCTTTAATTAGTTCTGGAGCTAAAGAAACAGAAAGATCTAGGATAGAACCACCAACTAAATCATATTGTGAGAAGAACTGGATGCCTATTCTAGACATGCCTTTTCACTATGTCAAGTGGACTTCTCCTACAGAAGTAGTAAAAGTTAATACTAAAAAAGGTACCTCAGAAACTGTAGCTACCGTAAAACAAAAAATAACTTTCCCAAGAGATATTAGAGGTGGATCACAAGTAATTACTGTAGGTAAATATAGGATTGCTCTTACTCATGAAGTAGAACTATGGAAGAATGAGCAAGGAAAGAAAGATGCTCAATACTACCATAGATTTATTGTGTGGGACATGGAGTGGAATATAGTTGGATACTCTGAGGATTTTAAGTTTATGACTGCAAATATTGAGTTCTCCTGTGGTTTAGCTTATGATGGTAATGACTTTATCATTCCTTTTGGTTTCCAAGACTCTACGGCCTTTATTTTAAGACTACCAAGACATGTGTTTGAATCAATTACAAATATAGTATTAGTGTCAGAATCAGAATATAAATCTAAAGGAATAACACCAAGTAAACTAGAGCAGTTAATAAATGATCCTTTTAATGCAGGAAATAACTCTGAACTTGCAGAATTTTACTTTACTCAAGGTCACACAGCTTCAGCTCTTGCTTTTTATTTAAGAGCAGCTGAGTATGGTAAATATGATGATGCTATTTATGAATCATTACTTATGGTTGCAAAGTGTTTAGCTACACAAAGTAGAAGAGCTGTAACTGAAAAAGGTTTATGGTTGAATGCATTATCATTTGCACCAGAAAGACCTGAAGCATATTTATTCTTAAGTCAGTGGGCAGAAGCAAGACAACAGTATCATGAAGCATACAACTATGCTATAACAGGGATTATGTTTCAAACAAATGCTAAAGAAATGTCATCTACTGTAGGTTATGAAGATGCTTATCAACTTTACTTCCAAAAAGCAGTAACTGCATGGTGGATTGGTAGATCTCAAGAATCTAGAGATGAGTTTATTAAACTAGTAAATAGAGGTACAGAGTTAAGTGATAAATACCAAAAAATGGTACAATCTAATATCACATCTTTAGGTTCTGGACCAGATCCTTTCTTAAGATACCACAAAGGATTCTATGAGCAATTAAGATATAAGTTCCCGGGAGCAGAAACTATTGAGAAAAACTTTTCTCAAACATACCAAGATATGTTTACATTGTCAATGCTTAATGGTAAAAAAAATGGAACATACTTTGAAATTGGTGCAGCAGATCCATTTCATGGAAGTAATACAGCTCTTTTAGAGCAATTTGGATGGACTGGTACTTCATTAGAAATATTACCTCATGAAGTTGAAAAATTTAAATTACACAGAAAAAATGAGGTTATATTATGTGATGCTACAAAGTTTGATTACTCTATACTTAAAGGTCACACTGACTACTTACAAGTTGACTGTGAGCCACCATCAACTACTTATGAAATCATGACAATGATTCCTTGGGATCAATGTTCTTTTGGAGTTATAACATATGAGCATGATCATTACACAGATGTATCAGGATCTTTTAGAAAAAAATCTAGAAACTTCTTATTAAGCAAAGGGTATTTACTTGTTGCAAGTAACATTGCACCAAATGATACTAGTTGTTATGAGGATTGGTATGTGCATCCTAAACATGTTGATAAAGATATAATTAAAAAAATGTTGGCAGATGATGATTCAATTAAAAATGCAGAGAAATATATGTTTGGAAAGTTGTAAATTTTTTTGTATATTATAGATATAACATCATTTAATATATAAAACTATGTCAGTAGGAGATTTAAAAGATTACGGCAATAAAGGAAATAACTTTCCTTGGCAATTAAAAATGCTAAAAGGATTACAAGGTATTATTAATGCTATTGTTTCATCAACTAATATAAATATTATAGGGCCATTAGGACAAAGAGCTTGTAGTGATTCAGTTTCTACAACTTTGTGTGATAATCAAGCTAATGTACCAATTTTGCCAGGTATAAATACAGTTACTGGACTTAAAAATATGGCCTATTATACTGGAGCAACTTCAAAATTATTAACATTATCAATTTATAATCAAGACACTACTGTTTCTATTTTAGTAAGTACAGATAATGGTGTTACTTATGTTTCTGTTCCTAAAGGTGTAACAATTAATTATGATGCCGCAGGATTACTAAATTACTTTAGTCCAACTAGAATATTTATTAATCAAAATTCAGCTACATTAAATCCACTTATTATTTATACATATACACTATAATGTCTACAAGTATTACTATATCAAAACAAATTGCTATTCAAGATGAAGGAGTATTAAAAACTTCTGATGTAAATAGTATTGATTTTACAGGGGCAGGTATAACTGCAACAAATGTTGGAAATGCTGTTACTGTTAATGTACCAGGAGGTGGTGGTGGTGGTACCGCAGGAGGACCACACCTTATAACACAATATCAACTAAGTAATACATACGGATTAAAAACCAATGGCGCAGCTAACACTATTTGTACTACTGCTACAAACAGAATGACATTAATGCCGTTTGTTCCTAACACTGATTTTTTAAAACCATCAATTTCTAATCTAGTGTTTATACTAAATGTTACAATTGGGTTTAATGTAAATTGCAAAATTGTTATATTTTCAGATTCAGGAGGATTGCCCCTTACCAAATTATATGATGGTCCTAGTATGTCCTGTACAACAACAGGACTAAAATTTGACTTTAGTAGTTTTGCTGGATTTACTAAAGGAACAACATATTGGATTGGAACTATAACAAGTGGAGCAGGACCAACATTAACTCAGTATAGTGCTAATTCTATGATTCCGATTTCAGATAGTGCTTCAGGTGCAACGAATTGGTTTATGTCAACAACAAGTTATGCTTATGCTTCTGTACCTGCTACAGTTAATGGTACTCTTTTTACACATGAAGCTACTAACTGTCCTGCTGTTTTTCTAAGCATGATATGAAGCTACTAACTGTCCTGCTGTTTTTCTAAGCATGATTGGTGGAGAATAAAATTTTAAAATAAAAAAATTATGACACAAATACGAAAAGAAATTTACAATCAAACAGGACTTGTAAAAGTTGAGTTTATTGAAGTAGAAGGTCCTACTCAAGAAGAACTAATACAAGAGAAAGAAGCACAGCTTTTGGCTATGTACGAAGAGTTGAAATCTCTTAAAGGAGAATAAATGAAATACTTAATTATATTATTTTTATTATTATCATCTTGCTCTCTTGAAAAAAGACTAGCAAAATATTGTCCACTATGTGTACAAAAAGATAGTACTGTAACTATAATACAAATCAAAGATACTACAATTGTAATTCCTGGAGAAACTATAACTTTAATTGACACTTTATATTGTGATTCTTTAGGTAATGTTATATCTAAATTAAGAGAAAACTTAAGAGATAAAGATGGTACTTTAGTTAGTGTACAAACTAAGATTAAAGATAATGTGTATTACACAAAAGCTAAAGTTCATACAATCTATAAAACAATTAAAGGTAATGATGTCTATCATACCAGAGTTGTCACCAAAACTTTAAAACCAGAAAAAATTAAATACATTCCATGGTGGGTAAATTTCTTTGCTGTACTAGGGGTAATACTATTTCTTATACTACTTGTATACTTTGGTTACAAGCTGATTAAACTTTATTTATTATGAAAACACAGTTGACACTATTACTAATATCTATACAACAAGAACTTTTGACTTTAATATCTATTTGCCTTGCATTCTTTTTACCTATATCCGGTATACTCCTGATGATAGGAGTATTAATAGCTATTGATACTTTTACAGGGATATGGAAAGCTAATAAGTTAAATGAAAAAATTACTAGTAGAAAACTTTCAAGTATAATCAGCAAGTTAGCACTTTATGAAGTTACTGTTATAATGTTTTTTCTTATAGACAAATTCATTCTTAATGATATTATACTAACTTTTTTTAGTGTACCCTTTATGCTTACTAAAGTAGTGGCATTAGTATTAGCTAGTATAGAAGTAATGTCAATCAATGAAAACTATAAAGTAGTTAAAGGAATAGATTTATGGCAATCAATGAAGTTGCTTTTTGCTAGAGCTAAGGATATTAAAGATGATATTAAAAAGATAAAGAAATGACATATACTAGAGAGCAGATAGAAGCAGCTGTAAAAGCTAAAGGATATCTTTACTTTAAAGGCGCTAAAGACTATGATGTAAATATAATAGGAGTAAGAAATTCTGATACCGGTAAAACAGTAACTAATTTATTTGATGATAAGATAACTCTATCTTATAAGTTAGATGGAATATGGCAGTATCATGAATGGGACAACACAACTGAGCCCGGTAAAAAAGGAGTTACACAATATCACAATGCTAATGGTGTAGCTAGATTAGTTCCAGGACAATATAGAGGAGTATATGCCATATCTAAGCACCAAGGAAAGTATGAAGCTCTGTGCCAAAGACTAGGTAATGTAACTGTATGGAGAGATAAAAATAAAAACATGACCTTTGATGAGGTTGAAACAGATACAGGAATGTTTGGTATAAATATACACAAAGCAGGTTCAGTGTCAAACTTTGTAGAGAATTGGTCAGAAGGATGTCAAGTATTTAAAAGATCAAAAGATTTTGATGCGTTCATGAAAATAATAAATAAAGCAAAAAACTTTTATGGCAATCATTTTACATATACTTTACTAGAGAGTGAAGATATTAAATAATTAAACAAACAATTATGAAATTTAGAAACAACTGGAAATCAGCAACAAAACAATGGGATAAGATATCTATAAGACTTAGATTATCTTCAGTAGATGTATTTACTTTAGAGATAGATATCTATAGAGAATTTTACATGCTAACAATATTAAACTTAACAATTAAAAACAGATAATCATGAAAGATAGTAAAAATCAAATGATTAGATCTATGAAAAGTTATGAAACAGGAGGATCATCAGATGACCCTTGTATGAAGACTGTTATGGTAGATGGTTGGCCAAAACGTAGAAGAAGACCTAAATGTGGAAAAACTAAAACATTTAGAGTTAGAAGTGCTGGAGAAAAATTAGGTCTTGGTGCTAAAATAGCAGCAGGAGCAGGTGCAGTAGGTTTAGGTATTGCAGAACTTACAAATAAAACTGTAAGTAATATGTTTAAGAAAAAACAAAAAAAAGGAGGCATTATTAAAACTAAAAAATAAAACTCTTATTTAAGCTATAATAATCCAGGTAATTTAATTTATCTGGATTTTTTTTGTTTAAATATTTTTTATTTAAACTTTTATAGTATATTTGTTTAAACTTTAAAAATATAAACAATGGAAAATGTAAATCAACAAGAACAAGAACAAGAATTAACTCCTGAACAGTTAACAGAACGTAAGGAACAAATGCTTTCTTTTTACAAAGAATCTATACCTTATTTAGAGGCTCAATTAAATTATGAAAACTTACTAACTAGTATAGATGAAGTAAGATTTAAAAGAACTAATATTCAAATGCAGTATGCTATGTTAGCATCAGAAATGCAAGAAGGACCAGAAGAAGAAACTACTGAACCTACTAAAAGAACATTAAAGAAAAAGTAATCATGGCTTTAGTTAACCAGGTACAGAAACG